TCAGGACTTCTTGCTGGCGGTGACGTTGATGCTCACCGCGGTTCGCCGGTCGTGGTCGAGGCGTGTCGGCACGGGGACGCCGACTTCCTTGAGCGTCGCCTTCATGGCCGTCACGTCCGGCGCCATCGGGACCTCCAGTCCGGCACGGCGGTACAGCGAGACCATCGCCTCGACGTCATCGACCTTGGTCGGGTTGCCGCCGCTCCACTTCAACGCGTTGTCGCCGTAGACGCCCGGCTCGGAGCCGTCGAGCTTGGCGCGCAGGAACTTCTGCTTCTCCTTGAGCGGCTTGATCTGCTCGGAGACCTCGGCGTACTCGGCCAGCGCCTCGGCGCGCTCGGCGTCGTCGTGGATGAGCTGGCTCTGCGGCGAGCGCCCGGCGACGAGCGGCCCCCAGCACGCGGTGCGGAACGGGCAGTGATCGCAGATCGCGGAGATGCCCGGCCCCTGGAACGTGCGCGGCAGCTCCTCCGGGGAATCGGCGGAGCGCACCTGCTGGACCCACCAGCGGGCTCGGCGTGCACGGTCGGCGTCGTAGGCGATCTCCTGGACGTAGTCGTCGCCGTTGTCGCGGTTGATGAACCGGAACCGGATGCGCGCCACGGGCAGGGGCCCGAGGTAGGCGAGCTGGCGCTGTCCCCGGACGCTGGCGAAGCCCTCGCTGCCGAGCAGGTCGGCGTACAGGTACACCTGCCGCAGCTCGGCCTCGCTCGCGCCGTACCGCAGGACGTTGTCCCATTGGTAGGTGCTCTTGGTCTTCACGTCCTCGACGGTCGTCTCCTCGGCCGGGAGCACGGGGCGCAGCCGCTTCGGGAGCCGGGCCGCGGTCGTGGCGTCGAGCTGGACGGCGTCGATGTGACCCCGGACGGTCTTGTCCTCGACGCGGCGTTCGACGAGCCATCCGTACTCCTCGCGGGCGGCCTCGAGTATCCCGGCGTGCAGCCAGGTCCCGAGGATCGCCTTGCGCTTCTCGCCGACGTCGGTGGGAGTGCGGCCGTGCAGGAGGTATCCGGCCCGGCGGGCGCACACGGTGTCGCTGGCGCCGAGCTTGGTCTGCTGAGAGCGTGGACGGCGCGAGTCCGCCGCGTGCGCGGCGGGCCACAGGCTGACCGGCCGCTCCGGCGCGATGGCCAGGGTGGTCATGGTGTTCTCCAAGAGGATGGGGGTGCCGCCCGACGACGGGCGGCACCCGGTGTCGTCAGGTCAGGAGGCGGCGCGGCCGGGCTCGGCCTTCTTGCGCGGCTTCCGCTTCGCCGGAGCCGGAGCCTCGTCGGAGTCGCCGACGTCCGGCTCTGCCGGAGGGTTCGGCTTCTTCTCGGAGCGCGCCCGCTTGCGCGCCGGGGGCTTCGGCGTATCCGCGTCCTCGTCGCCTGCGGCCGGAGCCTTCGCGGTCTCGGCCTTCGCGCCGTCGCCCGAGTCGTCGCCCGCTTCCAGCCCTGCGGCGGCGCGCAGCCGCCGCGTCGCCTCTTCCGCCTCGCGCACGACGGCTTCGGCGTCGGCCCGCTCCATCTCCTCGTCCACGTACACGCCGGACAGGTCCTGCGGGGCCGCCATGCGCAGCGAGCCGGCCTCGGCGCACTTACGCAGCATGTGGGCAGGCATCTGCTGCCACATCTTCGCGACGACGTACGCGCCCTGCTTGCGGTCGTAGTACGTCGGCGCGAACTCGTCCCACCGGGCGATCATGGGGAACCGGCTGGTTCCCCGGAGCACGGTGACCTTGACCGCCGACGGGTACGCCTTGGACAGCCAGACGTCGTGGGCGTTGCCCTCGGAGTCGTAGTAGACGGTGTCCTCGTAGGAGATGGACTCTCCGGCTTTCGCCGCCGCCCGGTGGGCGACGGTACGGAAGCCGTCGATGCCGGTCTGGATGGTCCAGGTCTTCTCGGGCTCGTCGGGGTTGTCGGCCGCCTTCCAGTTGGTACGGCCGATCATGTAGATCTGCCGCGCGAACGGGTCGAGGCCGGTCCGCACGCAGTAGTGGAAGAACATTGCCAGGTGGCCGCGCGGGGCGGCGGCCAGGCCGGGGCTGATCAGGGCCAGCGTCGAGAGCTGCTTGTGGTCGAACTCGTCCTGGTCGGCGCGCAGGACGATGGCGCTGGGCCGGACAACCGTGCTGGCGGCCGGGGCCTTGTCGACCACCGTGCCCTCCACGGCGGCGGGCTCGGCAGGTGGTTCGTCGGTCACGTCTTCTCCAAGAGGTCAGTCGGTCCGCAGGCTGCGGACCTCGAATGCGCGAGCCCACTCGGGGTGGCGCTCGATGAGCAGCCGGACGTACCGGCTGCGGTAGTTGTTGTTGAGGCGGAACTCGTCGCCCTCGGTCGCCGTGACGTAGCGCCAGCGCAGGACCTCGAAGAGCATCCCGATGCCGACGCGGCGTGCACCGCGCTTGAGGTAGTCGGCGGTCAGCGTCTCCAGGGCCCGGAGAACCCAGGGGTTGAGCTGGTGGAACGTCTCGAACTGGGCCTGTATCGAGGCGGGCTGGCCTTCCGGCTGCCGCACGGTGTGGATGACCAGACCCGGAAGCTCGTCTTGGACGGATGCCACGCCAACCCCCTGATGGTGACCGACTTCAAGAATGTCACCTATCTTGCGGGCTGGCGATCAGATGATCAACCCCGCCGAGACTGAGCGCGACTTCACGCCCTCAACTCCGTTCAGGCGCAGGCCCGCTCGGCCTCCGCCTCCATGCGAGCCTCGCGGGACTCGTTGGCCGTCGAGATCTCACGCAGCGACCGGACCGCAAGGTTGGAGTCCGGATTCTTCGCGACGTACAGCACGAGGGCGCCTTCCAGGACCAGGACCTCACTCGCCTTCATGATCGCAATCTCGTCGCCGCCGGGCGTCACGATGAACTGCACTACTGCCTCCTTCAAACTGCCGCCCCGTGATGGGGATTACATATATCTTATTGGCAATTCGGGACAAAGTACAGTGTTTGCGCAGGTCAGGAGCCCTTCCGGGCGTGGCGGCCGCGGGTGAGAACCTGGCTGCCCGGACCGTCGTAGGTGCCATAGCGCAGGGCGGTGACCACGGCCTCGTTCACGTCCCACGGCAGGCTCCGCGCGGTCTCGCGCAGCATCTGGGCGGCGTCGAGGACGGTGTCCAGCATCCAGAGCATCGAACCGGACAGCAGCCAGTCGTGCTCGGGGAAGCGCCCGCTCCCGATCGTCGTGGCCAGAGTCCCCTGCGCGGGCAGGCCGAAGATCTGGATGATCTCGTGCTGGCCGACGATCGGCGGCAGCTCGGCGGCGGTGCGCGGCTCCCACCCTTCGCCCTGCTCCGCGATGATCCGCGCCTTCGCGTCGTGATCGACCTGTCGGAAGCGTGCGGTCGTCGCACCCCAGCCGGCCGCGAACCCGAGCGGCCAGTACCGTACGCCGCTGATGACGACGGCGGTCGACGGGTCGAGCACGCTGCCGCGGCTCGGGGAGAGCCACTGCGCGACCTGCTTCGGATCGACGCGGTACAGCCTGGCGAACTCCTGGTGCCCGACCAGATACGGCTTGCGCCGACTCATCCCGTCCTCCGCTGTGCCGTCCTGGATGCCGGGGGAAGCGTAGCCGTACGTGGGCGCCCGCGTGCGGGGCGGCGGTCGCTGCTATGGTGGCCGCGGTCTTTCCAAGAGGACCAACGGCCCCCGCTTCGGCGGGGGCCGTGTGCGTTGCCGCGCACTACGCGGTCTTCTCCTCCGTCTGCCTGGCGGTGGTGCTGCGCCGGGCTCGGTCCCGCTCCTTGAGCTGTCGGGTGAACCGCAGAGCGTGGAGGGTGCGCCCGCCGGTGGCCGCACGGTACGCCTCCGCCACCTCGGCCCTGGTCAGCCGGTGACCCTGCACGGTGAACAGGGGCCCCTCGGTGCGCGTCCCGATCAGCTCGCGCAGCACGCCGGCTGCCGCCGCGGTGATCCCGGTCTCGAAGAGGTCGCCTTCCGTCGAGTGCCGGATGACGATGAGCCGGTCGTCCAGCTCGGCGTCCGGCACGTCGAGTGCCAGGACCTCGTCGGGTCGGACTTCCGACTCCCACAGAAGCTGCCACACCGCGCGGATGGCGAGCGGGACCGTCGAGTCCGCCAGCGCGGTGTCCACCTCCAAGTCGGAGACGTGCAGGTACGTCGTATCCATCAAGACCCCCAGGCCGCAGAAACAGTTCGCCTCACCCTACGAACCGTGTCGGACACGGGCTCTGGACAACCGATCCGTCGGATCACGTACGGATCAGGCTGACGACGGTGAGCACCACCGCCGTGATGCTCGCCAGGACGGCGACGGTCGGCAGCGGCCACCTGGTCTTCTCCAGCGCCGCGACCCGCGCCTCCAGCTCCTCCAGAGCCTTGTCGGTCTGGTCACTTCTCTGGACGAGGAGCGCGAGCTGGCCGTCCATCCGCGCGAAGCCGACCTCCAGCGCCGAACGGAGTTCGGCCAGGGCGAGAGCGACTTGTCCCTCGGGCACGAGGTCCTCCTCTCTGCTCACCGGGGCGTCAGTGCTTCGGCGTGGCGGGGTCGCGGTTGAGCGTCAGCCACGACGCCGTGCCGGGCCTGCCGAGGACCGTGCCGAGCGTGGACTTCAGCGCGCTGAGCGCGGCGGGTATCGCGGAGATCGCTGCGGCCTGCCACGCCGAGAGGGACACCATGTCCGTCGTGCTGGAGGCGGCCATCAGGCCCAGGAGGGACTGGAGGTAGGTGGCGACGGTGCGCTCCGCGACGTCGGCGAGGGCCTGCGGCATGGGGTCGTGCTCCTGGTTCGGGGTGGTCGGATTCTGTTCGGGAGCCCCGGCCTGGTGCGGGACGCGCAGGTCCGCCCAGGTCTCGGGGCCGGGGATGCCGTCGGCGTCGGCGCCGTGGTGGCCGCGCTTGATCTGGTAGGCGGCGTACGAGCGTCGGTGCGCCTCGTTCCACACCTGGCCCGGCGGGGAGTCGTAGGAGTCGCAGCCCTCCGCGACCAGCCGTTTCGCCATCGCGGCGATCACCGGGGAGGACCGGCCCTCGCGGAAGAACTCCTTGCCCGGGTACGCCGCGTACTTCGGCGTCGGCTTGGGCTTCGGGTCAGGCTTGGGGTCCGGCTTCGGCTTCGGCTTCGGCTTCGGGTCAGGCTTGGGATCGGGCTTCGGCTTCCCGTCGTCCTTGAGGTGGCGGGCGACGCGGGCGCGGAAGTCGTCCATGTCGATGCCGCCCGGGTCCGGCTTTCCGGGTTGCCATTCCTTGTGGCCGATCACGCTGTGCTGGTTCCAGCCGTGCGCGCGGCAGATCGCCGCCGCTGCCCGCGCCATCGCGTCCAGCTGTGCCGACGGCCACGGCTGGCCCCCGGTGTTGATGCACTCGAAGCCGTAGAAGTGGCGATTCCCGTCCGTATCGGCTTCGTTGTCGCGCGGGAGAGTCTTCTTCTCCGCGATGACCGCGAGCAGGACGTCGGTGTCGCCCATGCCGGCGTGGTTACAACGCCCGTATCCGACGAGGTGGATGGTGCCGGACCGGTCGATCACGCCGTGGCAGAGCGGGCCGGGCAAGTCCTGATACCCGGTCCGGCACAGCTCCACCATGTCCTTCTCGGAGCTGTACGGCCCCGTGTGGTGGATCATGATCCCGTTCGCGGGGCCCCAGTTGCCGTGCGTGTTGCGGTTGTGGGTGCGCCACTTCCCGTGCTCGACCACGCCGAGCCCGGCGCCCTTCAGTACGGACAGGAACCTGTCCGCGCTCAGCGGTGTAGACACGCGCTTCGCCCATCTCCCCTGCGCCGGATGGCAGTCGGCCGTGGCCGCCGTGGCGGTCCGGTCCCTCGGGAGTGCGAAGCGGGTGGAGGGTCACCCAGGTCGTCATGCTACCGGCGGCGCACCGGGCCGCAGCCGGTGCGCCGCTCGGTCAGGCGTCGTCGCGGTCGGTGCGGATCGACGTGCTGTCGAGGCTGATCCAGGTCGCTCGGACGGTGCCCCCGCCCTGGACACGTAGCCGCACCATCCCCTTCGGGTCGATGTCGAGCTGGAGCGCACGCCGCGCGTCGGAGGCGACGTCGACCGTGCGCGGGGCCTCGGGCCAGTACCCCTCGGGCAGCAGGGCAACGAGCTGTTCGTCGGTGGCCCGGCCGCCTTCGAGCCCGACCCGGCCGCAGAGCTCCGTCGTGTCCCACAGGTTCGCCCGGAACTGCGGCGGCTGCTCCTCGTCCGGGACGGAGGTGTCCCCGGTGAGCGGGAGGTCCCTCCACTCCGGGTACGGGGCGCGGCGGGCGCGCTCCAGCGCGGTCACCCGCCGCTCCAGCTTCGCCATGCGGCGGCCGAGTACGGCGATCGTGTCCGGCATCTACTGCTCCGTTCCTTCGTCGCCCGCCTCGTCCTCGGGCTTGTTCGTACGCTCCAGCTTCAGCGTCACGCGCTCGGGGGTCTCGCCCTCGCCCGGCCGTACGGTCCACCCGACGATCCGGCACCAGCCGTCGAACTCGGTGTGCGGCTCGAACAGGCGGATGCGCACGTCGTCCCCGACCCGCAGGGCGTGGATCGGGGCCGCGGGGTGGTCGATGATCTCCAGTTCGGTCAGCGAAGGGAGTACCTGGCGGGCCAGCCGTTCGCGGCGGGTGCGCTGCTTCAGCTTCGCCTCGTCCTTCTCGCTGGTCTCCAGGACGTGCTCCAGGCGCAGGCGGCCGTTGCGCTCGCCGTCCACGACGACCTTGCGCTTCTTGCCCTCGCCCGCGCCGAGCCCGATCACCCACTGGGCGTAGGCGTCGGCGTCCTTGATGACGTGCGGCGTGCCGACGACGTTCGCGCCGGTGGTGAACGTCAGGTCCTCGCGCCGCTGGCCGAGGCGCGGCGCGCCGAGGAGAATGCGCCGCTCGGCCCGGCGCCCGCGCCAGGCCACGGTCTCCGACCACTCCAGGCCGTCATCGATCTCGGCCATCTCGTCCACCATCTCGCCAAGGTTGCGCGGATCGGTCTTGGCCGTGGTGTACGGGTCCTTCGCCGTGCCGGTCTTCGCCTCCGACTTGGTGTCGTCCACGACCACTCCGAGGTCACCGTCCGGCTGGTCCTGGGCGTACGCCCACACGTCGCGGATGACCTGGCACGGGTCGGCTTCGATGTACGGGCCGCGGCCGTCGAGATTGCCGTGCAGGTCGAAGCGTTTATGCAGGTAGCTGGTGAACCCGGAGGCTTCGACCGGGAGGGTGTTGCCCTCCGGCTCGGCGCGCCACAGGACCCCGCCCCAGTCCAGGCGGGCGTCGCGCTCGACCAGGAGCACGGTGTCGCCGGCGTCGAGCGTGTCGCTCAGCGCGCGGCGGAACGAGGTCGGCAAGGTCGCCTTCAGCGAGCCGGGCCCGGATATCTCCGGGCCGTACTCGACTTCGCCGAGCGGGAGGTTCCAGTGCAGGACGTCGCCGGTCGAGGCCCGCGCGACGATGTAGCGGTAGTCGGCCATCACGCGGGTCCTTCCGTGAAGGCGACGTCGAGCACGGCCGTCGTTCCCTTGGCCACCGTCAGCTTGCCGTCGCCGTACTTGTCGTTCTGGTTGATCTCGACGGCCAGGTGCTGGCGGGTGCCGCGGTAGGCGGGCGGCACGGCGAGCGTGTCGGCCAGGGTCGCGGAGGAGCGGCGGGTGGTGGTCCCGTCGTCGTCGACAACGGTCGGCTTCGCGGCGCGTTCCCCGAGGCGGGTGCGCAGCTCGGCGTACACCGAGCCCGCCTCCGCGCGCAGCCCGGAGAGCGTGACGACGACGGTGGCCGTCGTCGCCCAGGTGGGAACGTCGAGATCCCAGGCGGCTTCCTGCGGCCATGCCGCCCACTGGCCGTGCTTGCCGGGCACCTCTTCCGTCTTCGTCGGGTGCACGGTGCGCAGGATGCGCTCGGTGCGGGGGTTCGCGACCTGCCGCAGATCGGTGATCATCTCGGCGGTGATCGACGCGGTGTTGCGCGGCAACGCGACCCGGGCCAGGGCGAGGCCGGTCATCCCTTCGGGTACGGCGGAGGCGTCGGCGGCCACGCCCTGGACGACGTGGAAGTAGCCGATCTCCTGGGTGCGCGGGTCTCGGTCGCCTTCCCACTCGGGGTCCTCGATCCGCAGGACGACCAGGTCGGTGCGCGCGAACGGGCCGGTCGGCTCGACGTCCACGCGGGCGTCACCGATGTTGCTCTGGGTGTAGGCCCCCTGCCACGGGCGGGCACCGTGGATGAGCGCCGAGCCGTCACCGACGCGGACGCCGGGGCCGGGCGTCTCCAGCGGCCGGACCTTCAGGTCCTCGCTCTCCGCGACGCCCTGCCGGCCGCGGGCGAGGTCGCGGATCATCAGGCGCATCGCGCGGGCGGAGTGGTCGGCCCCGCGCACCATCATGGGGGGTTGCAGCGTCACGAGTGCTCTCCGTTCACAGGGTGGTGTACGCGGACCGCCACGCCACCTCGAGGCGCGCGGTGCCGGACGGGTCGGTCGCGGTCCACGCGATCTCGGAGCGGCCCGGCGGCAGGGTGAACAGGTCGAGGCGGCTCTCGGGGCTCAGGGAGTTGGCGACGTTGACGGTGCCGTTGCGCAGCGCCCAGCAGGTGTTGGGCCGGGTCTCCAGCTCCACCCACTCGCCCTCGCGCAGCGACAGGTCGAGTTCGAGGACGCGGCGGGTGACGGTGTTCCAGATCCGTGGCCGGGTGACCGGGCCGTGGACGCGCAAGCTCGGGTACGTCGAAGCGTCCCCGTGGTTGGTGACCCATCCGGGCCGGTCGTCGGCCGGGTGGTGCTCCGGGTCGGCAGTGCGACGGCAGACGGCGGGGCCGCCCATCGCCTCGTCCACGGTGCGGTCGGTGTCCGCGTGGGCGGCCTGGTCGAGACCGAGCGTCAGCTCCGACAGCTCGTCGTCGTACCAGCGCGGGTTGTCCAGGCCCACGAACTCGATGTCCAGGGGTATCCACCCGTGCACGGCGGTAGCGGAACTGGTGGCCTCCACACGGCGAAGTCGCCCGTACAGGCGCCGTGTTGAGTGTCCGGGCCACCGGCCGCGCAGAACGTGGCGGCCGTCCGGGCTGGTCCGGGCGGCGGAGTCGTCCAGAGCCCGCTCAAGCCGCGCGAGAATCTCGGCGGCCTTCGCTGGGTCGCCGGGCGTCTTGATGCCCGCTTCGAAGCGCAGGGGGCGGGGCCCGTAGAAGTCGCGGCCCGGCGCGGTGCCGTCGCCGTTGGCGTTGTCGGCATCCTGCGACCGGGTGGCCGGGGAGCCCAGACCTTCGATGTTCCCGACCGGGACGAGGCTGCCGGTGCCGAGGACGACGCCGCCGATCTCGTACTGAAACGGGGCCAGTTCGGGGTTCTTATTCGGTGCTGTGGTCATCACACTCTCCCGCCCCGCTGCGCGTTGCGCAGGGTGCGCATCATCTCGGTGCCGATCTGCTCGGGGGTGGCGGAGCTGTCGGAGACGGTGACCGGCATGGAGCCGATCAGCGGCTGCTGCTCGCGTACGACGACGACCTGGACCCGGCCGCCGGCGCGGGCGTCGACCACGCGGGTGCGGGCATGGTCGCTGCCGGTGCGCAGGTCGAAGCTGCGGACGACGCCCGCCATCGCCGCGACGCTGCGGGCGCTCTTGAAGGAGCTGGCGAGCATCGGGCTGTAGTCGCGGCCGCGGGCGTTCCGGACGCCGCCGTTGGCGTACCACTCGACCTGGCCGCCGAACCGGTCGACCACGGTCTCCACGATCGCCTTGCTGCGCTCGCGCTTGGCGGCGGCCAAAGGCACGTATGCCTCCCCGCCGGTCTCTCGCTCACCCCATATGCGGTAGCTCCCGGCCGGGGCGATCTGCGCGACGTGCTTCTCGCGGCGCGGTCCGCCGGTGACGCCGCCGTCCGCGTAGTAGTCGACGACCGCGCCGTCCGCATGCTTCTTGGCGGCGCGGGCCTGGGCCTCGGCCTGGCGTCGGATGGCATCTGCGGTGTCGCTGTTGGACTGCCGGAGCTGGTCGAAGATCGTGACGTGCCGGGTGGTGACCGTGACCTCCTTGCCACGCAGGGCGTTGATGCGCGCCTGGATGGAGTCAGCGGCCTTGCGCGGCCCGCCCGTGGGCAGCGTGACCTTCACGTTCTTTGAGCCTGGGACCTTCTCGATCTTGAAGCCCAGCGCCTCCAACTGCTTGCGAGCCTCGGCCGTCGGCGCACGTACGACGACGGACTTCGCACCGGGCGTCGCGCGGATCTTCGCCTGCACGCCTTCCAGGCTCTTGATCGCTGCGGCGGTCGGCGCGGAGACCTTCACGTTCTTGCTGTTCGGGGTGCGGCCGAGCTTGTCGATCAGGGTGTCGAGGTTCTTCTTCGCCCCGGCGGTCGGCGCGCTGATCTTGATCTGCCGTGTACCGGGCACCGTCTTCACGGTGAAGCCCAGGCTCCTCAGCTTCTTCTGCGCTCCGTCGGACAGCGAGTCGACCTTGATCGTCTTCGCGTTCGGCAGCCGCTGGAACTCTGCCTGTACGGCGATGAGGTTCGCCAGGGTGCTGTCCATGCCCTTGGTCTGGAGCAGCAGCGACACCTTCGACGGCAGCAGGCCGAGGCTGTCCGCGACGCCTTCGGCCTGGGCCTTGGTCAGCCCGTAGCCGCGGGCGGCCTGGATAGCCTCGGACCGGGCCCGGCTCATCTGCTCGCGGGCCTTCGCGAGCGCGGCCGGCAAGTCCTCGCCGTTGCGCTGGGCCAGGTCGAAGGTCGCCACGCTCGCGTCGGCCGCCGCGTCGGAGAGCGCGGTGAGCTGGGTGTAGAGGCCCTGCCCGTTCCGGGTCGTCGTGTTGAGGGTCTTGTCCTCGTTCACGAGCTGCTTGCCGCCGTACCCCTGACTGCGGTCGACGTTCTTGCTGCCGTCCTTCAGGTCGAGGACGGCCGAGTTCACCTTGGCCTCGGCGGCCTGGAGGGAGATCTGGCCGCCAGACAGCAGATCGAGCGCGGACTTCAGCGACCGGGTGCGGGTGTCGGCGTCGGCCGTCTGGTCGGCCAGCCCGCCGACGGCCTGCTTCAGCCGGTCGTACGCCGAGGTGCCGTCCCCAGCGCCCTTCGTGGCCTTGGCCAGGTCCTTGGCGTTCTTCAGCGCCCCGGCCATCTCACCCTTGACGGACCCGAGCGCGTCGGCGGCGTCCTTGTACTGCTGGCCAACCTCGGAGTAGTCCTGGACGGTCGCCTTGCCTCCGGCGGTGTCCTTCCACACCTTGTGCTTGTCGGCCGTGGCCTGGAGCTGCTTCTGCAGCGCGTCCAGCGAGGTGCCCTGCCCGAGGTACGCGTCCGTGAGTGAGGCGAGGGGCACTCCAGCCTGGTCCATGACCTTGGCGAGCTGGCCCTGTTCCGTCTTCGTGTCCAACAGGGACTGGGCTGCCGCGTTGCGGACATTGCTGTCGATCTGCCCACCGGACTCGCGCAGCGCGGACGTCAGCGTGGAGACGCGCTGCTGGTGCTCGGCCGCAGCCTGGGCGGCCTTCTGCTGCCGTGCGGCGAGCAGCCCCAGACCGACCGAGACACCTGCCATGACGACGCCGAACGGTCCGCCGAGCGCATTGGTGACGCCGCCGAGAGCGGACCGCAGTCCCGATCCGGCCGCCCTACCGATTCCGTTGAGCGTGCCGGTGAAGGTGACTCCGGCACCGTTCGCGCTGCGGAACGCCGAAGTCATGTTGCCGAGGAACCCGGATCGGGCCTGGACGGCGGCCCATGCCGCGCCGTACCTAGACAGCGCGACACCGGAGGATGCTGCCAACGACTGCTGGACGCGCATCTGTTGGTTGAACGCGGCGATGCCCGAACGGGCGGGGCCGGACATGGTGGTCGCCATGTTCGTCAGCGCCGGCTGGGCACGGCGGAACAGCAGCATGGCCAGGGCGGCGGACTGGATCGGTCCCGGCAGCGCACTGAATGCGCTGACCAGACCGCCGACGACGTGACCGATCGGGACGAGGACCAGGGACAGACCCGAGACCGCATCCATCGCGAGGTTGGCGACGGTGACGATGATGTCGAGCGTCCCGGCCGCCGCGCCGCCTTCCTCCCCGAGGCCGGAGACGGCGTCCAGGATCGGCTCCGCACCGTCGGCGGCGTTCGACAGGACGTCTCCGAGGGTGCGACCTGCGTTGATCAACAAGTTGAGGCCGGTGGCGAGGGAGTGCTCGCCGATGTCCTTGAGCGGACCGACGAGCTGTTCGGCCTCCTCGATGAGTCCGCTGAGGCCGTCCTTCGTCTGCGCCTTCAGCTCCGGGCCGAACAAGGTGGCGATGTTCCTCCCGTACTCCAGCGCCGTCGTCAGGTACGGCGTGGCCCCGGACATCCCCCGGGTGAGTAGTCGGGTCACCCACTCCAGGCCGGGGGCCATCCCCTCGTACAGGGCGATGCCGGTCTGCCGGGCCTGGGTGCGCAGTTGGGTCATCGCACCGGCCAGGCCCTCACCGCGCGAGGCGGTGATGGAGGCGGCCGAGCCGGTCTGCTCGACCGCCATCGACAGCGCGTCGAAGGACTCGGTGCCCTGGTGGGCAAGCGCGACCGCGCCACTGAGCGCAGGCTTGCCGAACGCGCGGGTGACACCAGCAACGAAGTCCTGCTGGTTCATTGAGTGTTCGGCCTTCGACAGGCCCTCGATCACCGTGCGCAAGCCTTTGAAGCGGCCCTGCGCGTCCCAGGCTTCGATCCCGAGGTCGCGCAGAGCGCCCTTCATGATCGGCGTCGGCGCGGAGAGGTTAGCGAAAATGCCGCGCAGGCTCGTGCCCGCCGTCTGCCCGAGGATGCCGGACTTGCCGAGCATTCCGACGGCGGCGGCCGTGTCCTGGAGGGTGACGCCGAGCGCGTTCGCGACCGGGCCCGCGTACCGCATCGAGTAGTAGATGTCGGTGATCGAGCCCGAAGCGTTGTTGGCCGTCGCGGCGAGGGTGTCGGCCGCGCGGGACGCCTGATCAGCACCAAGACCGTACTGATCCATGATGTCACCGAGATACTTTGCCGACGTGGCGGCGTTGACGTCGGCCGCCGCGGCAAGCTGAAGCGAGGCGCGTACGGAGTCGATCGACTGGTCCGCACGGAAGCCGGCCTTGCTCAACTCGACCATGCCCTCGGCGGCGTCCGCCGACGTCGAGGTGGGCAGCGTCAGGTCGTTGCCGAGTTCACGGGCAACGTCGGCGGCCCGCTTCATCTGTCCGGCGGTCGCGTCGGTCACCGCGCGGAAGAGGTTCATCTGCCGCTGGTAGCGGTTGCCCTCCTCGATGACCTCGCCGGTGCCGAGGACGAGCGCGCCGCCCGCCAGCATGTTGGTGGCGGACACGCCGCGCCGACCGGCACCGGCGGTCGCCCGCTGGAGACGGGACATCGACCGGGCGCCGTCGTCTCCCGCCGAGCGCAGCGCCGCGCGGGCGGCTCCGGCGCGGGCGGTAATCCGATTCAGCTCACCGACGGCACCGCGGGCGGAACGATTCAGCGCGGCGAACTGCGAAGCGAGGCGGACCCCGTTGGCGTCCAGGCGGGCCAGGGACCGGTTCGCGGCATCGGTCCGGTCCCCCAGGGTCCGCATCTGTGCGGAGGCAGCACGGGTTCCCGCGATCAGGTCGCGGACCTCGGCGCGCATCGCGACCGTGAGGGTGAACCCGGCCACCGCTGGCGGCCTCCTTACATACGTGCGGGGTGGATCAGGGGCGCGGCTCGTACTGGTCGCGCGGGAGGAGCTGGATCTTCACGCCGTAGCCAGACCGGTCCTGGGGGACGTGATCGCGCTCCTGCTCGATCAGCTCGCAGCCAGGGCAGCGCAGGGTGTCGGTGACGTAGGCGTGGGGGTCGCCGCCGCGGGTGCGGTCCCACTCCTCCAGCCGCGTGCGGCACTCCGGGCACACCGACCGCTGCCAGTCCGCCCAGGCCAACGCCTTCGCCCGGTCGAGGTCGGACCAGCGGCCGTCACCGCCCAGGAACTGCGAGTGCGGGATCTGGAACCGCTCGCACAGCTCCAGCTCCGCGCGCAGGCCGGCATCACGGCTCAGCCTTTTCCCAGCTCGACCCGGCTCTCCTGCTGGACCTGCCAGGCCGCATCCCACAGGGCGTTCGCGTCCGGCGCCGACCAGCCGTTCAGCAGCTCCTGGGCCTCCTCGCGGCTCATGCCGTCCACGGAGGCCGCCGCCACCAGGGTGGCGGGGAAGGTGTCGGCGTTGAAGATCGCCCCCTCCTCCGCCTGCTTCTCAGTGGGCGGGTGCTCGGAGATCAGGTCCTCCAGCACCGGGCGCGGCAGGGCGCGGAAGGTCAAGAACTCCGACGCGGCATCGAGCGCGGCAAGGGCCTGGTCGCGCGCCGATTCGGCGTCGGCGGCCTGGCGCTCGGCCAGCTCGTCACCGGGGTTGGCCTCGGCAACGAACCGGGCACGGCGAGCGGCCTGTTCGGCCTCGTCGTACCGCTGGCGCAGCTCGTTGTCGTCGCAGACGCGGAGCCGATTCTGCGCCTTGCGCCGACGGCGGAGGCGGTCCATCTTGGCCGCCCAGGCCCCCTCCGCCGGGGTGGCGGAGGGGGTGGGGCGCTTGGCCTGTGCGGGGCGCGACACGATCAGCCCTCGTCGGCGTCGTGCTCGCGGACCGTGGCCTCGGTCTCGGTCTTCGTCTTGGTGGTGCTGACCACGGTCACGTCGACGTGGTCGCCGTGGTGATGGCCGTGACCGTGGTCGTCGTCGCAGTCCTCGTCCGGCAGCGGACGGGGCTGCGCCTTCGGCACGGGGCGGTCGAGCGACGGCTCGTCGGTGATCGTGAAGTCCACCTTGAACTTCGCCGCCTCATTACCGGTCGAATACGTCGCGGCGCGGGTGGCGACCTGGACGGGGAAGACGTCGACCGAGCGGGAACCGGGCAGGTCACCCTTGCGGAGCAGGACGACGTAGCCCTTCGCGCCCTTGGGGAGCTGCTGCTCGATCGCGTCGGAGAACCGGTCCTCGTAGAACGTCAGGCTGGAGTTCTCCGCCTTGTCGTTGCCCGGGATCGAGGAGTTGAACGTGCTCCCCATGTCCGGGGTCTCCACGGGGTCGTTCTCCAGGGCCCAGCCCTCGATGTCCGAGACGGCATCGGTCAGGACGAAGGCACCGTTGATCTCTCGACGGCTCGGGTACTTCGGATCGTTGAGATCCGGCACCCAGAGAATCTTGGAGATGCCGCGCCGCAGAAATCGGGTCTGGGTGTTCTTCTTCGTGCTCGTGGACACAGGTCCGCTCCCACTTCTGGGGCAGCGTCCCGTGCCGAGGCCCTGCCCCTTGATGATCAAAGGGGGTTCGCCTGGCCTGGTGGGGCTCAGCGTCCGCGCGGGCCTCCGCGGTGAGGATCAGAAGAAACGATTCTTCATGCTGGGGTCACGGTGATCGTGACCCGTTGCACGTAGGACACGATAGCGCCTGCCGCCGACACCGAGGGCTCGCCGCCTGCGTCATAGGTCAACTCCCGGTCGATCACACGGGCTTCGGGAATCAGCAGGTCATGGGCCCACCCACCATCGGTCCGGCCAACGACGCCGTTGCGCACGCGGTCCGCCAGCCACTCGACCTGATCGCCCCGTTCCCCGACCGAGGTGATCTGGTACGACCAGGCCGCATCCGCGTGCCAGTCCCACAGCGGCGGCCCCCCGAACTCCGCCGGCAGCGAGTCGAGGACGGTGTACGGGGAGGCGGCGGGCTCCCACCCCGACTTGCCCTCGACGCGGGGAAGCTCACCGATGCCGCACGGGCGGCCGGTGGTCTTCTCCACGAGGGCGGCGAGCGCGCGGGTCACCGGAAGGCGGTCGGTCACGGCAGCACTCCGTCGGCCAGGGCCTGGATGAACGCCGGTTCGGTCTGCCGGAAGGCGGGCTCGACGTGGGGGAACGGCGGCTGCCGGTAGTGCCGTCCGAGCGAGTCCACGCCGACGAAGCCGTACTCCAGCCGCCTCGACTGCGGAGCATCGGAGAACACCTCAGCCGTCACCTCGCCGCCCCCGGTGCGCATCCGCACGTCCCATGAGGCGCGGTACTGCCCGGTGATCACGTTCGGGCCGGGCCGACCGCTGGCGTTCCGCTGGACGCGGACGCGCAGCAGCATGGCGTGGTGTCGCGTGATCGTCCGCGTCCGGGCGCGGGTCGCCGGACCCATCCGGGCCAGCGCGGCGGCCAGCGCGATCGGGTCGCGGAACGCGGTCGCGTCCGGATGTGCGTTGGGGTGCGGGTTCGCCGTCGCCATCAGTCGATCACCTGCACTCGGACGATGCGCACCACGCTGTAGGTGCCCACCGACTCGTCGGAGAACCGGAAGCGGCGGCCTACCAGCTGAGGGTCGCGGGGGCCTCCGGGCCGCACGGACCCGGCGACCCGGACCACGTCGTCGCGCCGGAGTGCCGGAGCATCGATCGGCAGCACGGCCTGATAGTCGGTGGTCGGCGGCTCGACGGCGACCGACCCGCCGACCGGCTGGGTGATGGCTGGGCGGCCGAACGGCATCACCGCGCCGAGCCCGTTCCAGACCAGCTCCTCGTCCGGCGCGGGCGGCACCAGTCTGCCGGTGATCTCGTCCAGCACGTCGTCCGTACGGCCCGCGCTGTCCCGCCACACCTCCAGCTTGTCGTCGAGGATGCGGGCGACAACGCGACGAGCGCCGTCCACGTCAAAGGCCACGAGCCCACTCTCCGAGCTGGGTGAGCATGGCCTTCGTCAGGGAGCACGGTTCCGTGCCGAGGTCGGGGCGAGCGAGCGCGGCCCGCTCCAGTGCCTCCGGGTCGATCGCGTCGAGGAACACGGCCGCGGCCGGGCCCGGGTCAGGAAGGTCGGCCACCGCGACGCGGGCGGTACCGGACCACTGGGCATCGTTCCGGTCCGCGACGTGCAAAAGGACCTCCGGCTGCTCGCCCGCGAGGTGGCTAATCGAGTACGCCTTGACGGCACTTGGGTCCACCTGCTTGCCGTCGATCGTGACGTCGGCCCTACCTCCGTGAGCGGTGATCTGCACGTGGTGCTGGGAGTTGTCGTCGTGTTCCATTCAGCCGACGCTATGGCCGGTGTCGGACAGGCCGACGGCCATCACGAGTCGGCGGTGAGCTGCTGAGCTACGTGCCGCTCAGTCACGTTGGCGCTGGCCGTGACCGCGTCCAGGAGTTCCCTCTCCAAGGGGGCAGGGATGTGCCCTTGGCCGAGGCCGGCGGAGGCGACTGCGGCCGATAAGGACTGGTGGTCGTCGTGGCTCATCTCCTGACGGCACACGGGATGAGCCAGGAGATCACGCGCGACGTATCCGTCCCCGGACGTCGTTGCCTCGTGGGTGAGGCGGCGCAGTGCTTCGGCCTGCCGTGTATGCGGGGAGAGGTCGAGGATGGCCAGTCCGACGCGGCAGCGGAAGACGGCGAGCTCGGGAGCCGTGTCGAGTTCGAGGTAGTGCTTGACCATCTTCTGGACAGGGCGGTCCGGGCGTCTTCCGGCGGCGGTGAGGCAGAGCACGGCGAGGCAGGCGGCGACTGGGTGTTCCCAGCTCTCCGCCAGGGTGGTCTTGTTCAGGAACCCCAGTGCTTCGAGGGGTTGCCCGGCGAGGCAGCGGGCGAGCACTTCCACCTGCCGCCCGTCGAGGAGACGTTGACCGACGCCGCGGTGCTGCTCGCTGTGCGCCCGCGCACGGTCCCATTGGCCTGTTGCGACGAGCGCGCGGGTTCCGTCGCCGAGGAGGACGGCCCACAGCCACTGGCACACCTGTTGGTGATCGGCTGTCGAGGTCGTGAGGTGCTGGAAGGACGTGGGACGACCGTCGATGACCGCTTCCGTCTGCGATCTCACCGCTCGGTTCAAGGAGTCGAGCAGGTGGTACGCGCCGGGCCCGTCGCCGTCGCGGATGCGTAGCCGGGCCAGGTTGACCAGGGGTTCCAGGGCGTACCGGGCTTCCTGCGCGCCCAGGGGTTGAGCGCGCAGGAAGACCTCGGCGTGACGCCAGCACAGAGCGCCCGCCAGGTCCGGCATACCGCAGTCGCTCGCGATCAGCGCCGCCTTGTTCAGGGCGACGGTCGCGGAGGTCACGTTGCCGTCGCGCTCGGCGGCGGCTGCGAGGTCGGTGATCTCGCGGACCCGTTCAGCGAGGGGCGGGCATGCTGGACGTGGACGGGCAACGAGCGGAAACCGCTTCGCTATCTGGCTGACGTCCAT